AGCAGGAAAAGCTGGTGGTGCTATTGGGAATATGGTCAGCAATCTTGCAGATGGTATTACTAAGTTCTTCGGTGGTAAAAAAGCAGACCCCCTCGCCGATCTTGTTAGATTCTCTACTACTAAGATCACAGCAGAACAGGCTGCACAGGTCAAGATAAATGCAGACGCTTTAGTTGCATATGGTTTGGGGATGGCGAAATTTGCCGGCACACAAGTTCTCAAGGGTGGTGGAGATTTATTAAGTGGTATTGCTAAAGGGTTGTCTAGTTTCTTTGGTAGAGAAGAAAAAGTTAAACCACTAGAAGCACTTCAAGATTTTGCAGAGAAAATGATCGATGTGCCTACAGTTGAAAACAACGTCAAAGCTCTTCATGCTTTTGCAAAACTAGGACTTAATTATAAACAAAATAAAGGTATGCAAGAGTTTGTCGAGGACATGTCAGAAAACCTTCCCAAGATAGAGAGTCTAATAAACGGAGTTGAGGCCACAGGTGCTAAGGTCATGGGATTCAGAATAGGTGGTGAAGGTATTAAAGGTCTTGCTAGTCCAGATGTAAATTATCAAGAAGCTGCAAATAATATTGAGAAACTTAAAGCTTTGGTAAATGTGGATATGTCTGCCCCCTCACCAGATCAACAAATGGCTGAGGGTAAAACTAATATGTTGTGGGCAGAGAGTTTACAGAAATCGATTGATGGTCTTGCTCAGACAATTGCTAATGTAAATACAGGGGGGAATGTTGTCGCACCTACAAATGTTACCAATCTGCAAGCGGGCAACAATTCCCCCACTAAACCTATGCAATTAGGTGTGGCTTCTTCGAGTCCTTTTTAACTTTCGTCAGCAGCCAACTTCTCAAAATAGGACATAGTGTCCTCATCATCATCTTCTGTTGTTACTGTTACAGTAGGAGCAGGCTCCTCTTTAGTGTCAACAGTTGCAGTTGTTACCACTGGTTCATCTTCAATGGTATCAGTCACAGTCCCTACGGTAGTTGTACCAGCAAGAACAGTGTCTAGACGTTTCTTCAACTCATCATATGATTTGAAGTTTGTAGGCGCAGTAAACTCTGCAAGAGAATACTGAGTTTTCCAAACGCTCTCAAGTTTCTTATCATCATCAAAAAGAGCAGAAGGAGCTTCAAACTCTGACTTATCATAGTTCCAGAAACCGTCTACTTTACGAATCTTCAACTTGAAGTTCGCACCTTCCCAAAAATCAAATGGATTTACAGGAGTTTCATCCTCAAATGCAGGCTGCATGGTTTCCATGATCTTGTCGAAAATCTTCTTGCCATAACGGAACAAGAAAACCTTACCCTCATTATCAGGGTTCTTAGGATCACTCACAACATAGATGTTGGAGAAATATTGCAACTTGCGCTTTTGACGCCTTGCGATTTCCTTATCCGACTCTACACCAGAGTTCCAGTATGCACTGTTCAACTCTGATACAGGATCATTGTTACCAAGGGTAGTGAGAGAGTTCTCAATATACCATTGTCCAGTAGGGCCTTGGAAAGCATGGTTCCACACTTTCGCCCAAGGAAGGTCTTCACCCTTTGGAGTAGGTAGGAAACGAATAACGGCATAACCATTACCAGTTTTATCCAAAACGGGCTTCCAGAGCCTTTCGTCCACATAGGACTTCTTATCTTGAGGTTTGTTCTCTTTTTCAACCGCTCCAAGCAGTTTGTCGAGAGAGTTCGACTTTTTCAATTGTGCTAGTGACATCTTATGTCTCCTTATGTTAACGTATGTTGATTTTACTAATATACAGTGTGTGATACGAAATGTCAAGTCTCCTTTTCAAATCGTATTCTATATAGGTCTTTGTCTTTCTCTACGAAATTGACTAGACCATTCCATGAGAGCCCGATCCGTTCTGATTCAACCTGACTCGCATCATGCCCGTGATATAAATGTGAATTAAATACGAGCATCGTATCTTGTGTACAAGGGAAAGCCAGATCACTGGCGGTGTGTGGATTTCCCTTCTTGTAATGTTCTGTTAGAGAGATGAAAGGCCCATCCTCTGATTTCTGTTTCTTAAAGTTTAGGGGTGGATGTTCTGGTAGAGATTTAAGGTATAATGTGCCACTGACAATAGAGTTAGAGTGATTGTGAACTTTCTGATAACCACCTTTTTGACTAATGTTCAACCAACTGTCTGTTAGAAAAAACTCTTCATACTCTATTTGCATTTCATTGTCTAGAAAATCACAAGCGCTCTCTTCGACAAATTTTCTGACTTCTGCAAACTGAGGAGCCGTCAGAATGTTTGTAAATTTATCAGATCGTAATTTAGTCTGGCCAGGAAATAAATGGAATTCAAATTCTGTAAAGTCGATCTCATTCATAAATGTTTTGGGAGCCTGATATTGTTTTACCAAACCTGTAGGAAATAGTGGTACAGCACTCATATTATTTTCAACTCCTCACATAATTGGGCCTCATGAATATCTTTCCCAACGATAACAAATTCAATATCAGAAAACTCTTTCATAGTTGTGTTCATCTGATTTTCCCAATTGACAGAATTAAATCCTTTGCTGTCAGCTGGTAGATAATTGTCTGTACCTTTATATATGTTGTTAAGCGGTTTGTCGTATGAGGACAGGTCAAACCCCATGATATAAACCTTCTCAGCGCCATGTTGACAGGCAAGATGTAGTGCGGTATTACCAGCAGACCACCCTACAGGATAATCGATAGACTCTATGTTATCACTTTCATTAACGTAGGTGATCCATATGCCAACATCCTTTTCCATCTTTTGGCGAAGGTCTTTCATATCTAGATGAGGGTTCATCTGAATAGCAGCTTCAATCCTCTCATGTAGAGTAACAGGGTCTTTGCCAGACACAACACACAGTTCTGTTCTGTATTTGCTCTTGTGAATAAAGGCCTCTGGAATATCATACCCCATAAACATCGTATCAGCAACGGCTGATGGCACTGGACTCCAGTTTGCAAAGTGACACTTACCCTTGTAACCAGAGTCATAAATCTCTTGTTGCATTGCATAATCAACAGATATAAGATGATCTGCGCCACCATCACGGTACAATGCATTACATCCATATGTCGTTACATTAGGCTCTAGAATAGTCTGGTGACATGGTTTGAACCATGACCTAGACTCACCATTGCCTAAAACAAGGGCTTTAGGTGTCACTCTCTTCTTTGTCCTCTATAATAGGAGTGTGTATCTTAGGTGGTGTAGTACAGCCAATCTGGGCGATATCCACTTTCCACCCATCGTCAAGCATTTCATTCACAGCTCGTTTTCCTCTGCTATGAATAATATCTTTCCAATCTCTGATAAAATACAAACACTCTTGTTTTGTATCAAAATGCCGAGAAAGCACATGAAACTTTTCATCTCTTTCCACGCCATCTGGATCAGTTACGGTTAGTGCCAATAACAACATGAACTCTTTAACCATCTCTTAGGGCCTTCCATGACCAAGGAAACACTTCCTCAGCCAATACATCTATTTGATTTGCAACCACTTGGGTTTCTTTCTGGGTATCGGGTTTACATCGTAGGTTGCACACACGAGCAAACGCCATTAGAGTGCCGCTCCAGTACCATTCAGTATACATTGATTGGGGCAAGACCATTCTCGCCTGTTCTGGGGCAACACCTAATCTTAATAAGTGTTCGTAAGTCCACTTTGCACTTTGGCAAACTTGTTCATAATCATCAACCATTCTTTGTTTAGGGTTGATATCGATAACTTCATCAGAAGAGCCTTGTTTAGAGTTTGTGGGCTTACCACGCCACTCTTCTGGTTTGTAAAATTCTACTTCATCATCAACGTATCGTCTGGAAACTTCATTCCAGACTAAACCGACTTGGTGTTTTACCAATTGTCTAGCGACAAATACTGGCGCCCTGATATGAAATTGCATGGACGCATGACCGAAGGGGCTCCAGTGATTATGTTTCGCAAGGTAGTTAATAAGTTTTTCATCTTCATATTTAAGAAGTCCTGGCGTAGGCCCAGCGTGTGGAATTATATCCCACTCGCTGACCTTCGCAAAGGAAACCCTAGCAGCGTTGACCACTGATAGATCAGTACCCATACTGTCAACTAGGGTTACGTTCATCGTTTCGTCCCATTCGTCTTCTTGTTAGGGTTGAAACGCCTCTGAGGACGATACCCCTTTGGCCAAGAGGGTTGCCGTGAGGCAAGTTTCTTGCAACGAGCAGACAACTCCTCGTTCTTCTTCACTAACTCGGCACAATCGTACTCGAGCTCCTTGACCCGAGCGGTCAAGGTTTGGATTTCACTGACCTCAAAGGCCTGTTCAACTTGTGCGTCCATTATGGAGCTCCTTCTATCAAGTTTAATAGTCTAATTCTATACTGTTTCTTGTCAATAGTCAAGAACCTTTCGTAATCTTTCATGAATTTTTTTAGGTCAGGCCATACAATATCATCTCCTAATTGTTCATCCCATTTTTCACTGTAATTTACTAATTTATCTAGAATTATCATTGTCTCAATAGAAACACGACCACCCAAAAACTCTTTCATAAGTTTTGGATGACCAGAGGTTAACGCAAACAAAGGCTCAAAGTCACTAACATAGGGGTGCATTTCAATTTCAAACTGCTCAAAGAAGCCTTGTCTCTTCAGCTTCCAGCTCTCGTAGTTTTCATCGTTAAAGTTTGCAACATACCCTTTGCGATCTTTGATAAAATTTGCGAGAAAATAGTCTTTTGGATTTTTGTATTTTTTGGCTATACGCACAAAGAACGACCTGTCTTTTCTCTTGTAAAAAGACTGCCTTGAAATCTTGGTTTTACCCTTGTACTTTTCGAAATCGTAATCGCCAGGCCCAAAATGTGCTTTCAATGCACAATACATCAAATATACGTCTACTGGTTCCATCTTACAAAGGCAGTTGCGCCTGTCTTGGTAGGAAATTTAACTCTCGGGCGTTGGCTTCGATCTTTTCCTTTAGCCCTTTAGAAATAAGAGAACCAACCGAATCAGGTTCAATTCCCTCTGAATGACAATACCACAATACAGCTTCCATATGTGTGATACCTTTTTCTTTTGCAATTTCTTCAATCTTCATAGAAAATATTTTAGGCGTTTTCATGCGTACTCCATTTTAAAGTTGAGGGGCTAACCGTAGGCCCCTCACGGATGTATTAAGGCATCACCCTGTATATCTTGCACATGCAAGAATCAGTGGGGGTATTCTGTTACTAGGAACCCCCGAAACCCTTGAGATTAAGCAGCTAGTGCGTAATCTTCGATTGCAAAGTTATCGTTTGCATTTACTAATTTGACCTATCAGGCGGTCAATCCACAATTCTCCACTTCTCTATTCCACGCCAGTCGATCCTAAATCGCCCCCATCAAAAAAAGACTAGATATATTATCCCGGCAAGTAAGGTAATATCTGCACAAATACTCCAAAGAATATATGCTCTAAACATCCACTTACTTACTTCTCGTACTAGAGGGTTCTTCATCTTGACCCCCTATCAATATCTGTACCATTCTAATCTCCATCAGAAACACTTGGATTTCACCGCCTTGGCCGAGGAACTTACTTTCGATGCCAAGTGTTTCTAATCTCTAATCTCCTTTTGGTGGAGGCGATGGGAATTGCACCCATGTCCTGTACGTCTTTCAATCCGCATCATCGAATTGTATCTTATTTATACCACAGGAATTAGCTAATTGTCAAGGGAATAAATGATATTTTTTCTCTGTTCAAGTAAAGTTTTTAGCTGTTCATATTTAATCTGTGTGCCGATAGTCTTTTTACTAATTGTGGCATCTACCCCTACAGCAGAAAAACAACCTATGCCTGGATTAACATACTCAATGATTGTAACCGTTTTGGTTTCATGATTCATCCAAAGCGTAGTTGTGTATGTATTTTGGGCATCCCGCCAAATTATAAAAGGTTCTTCTCCAGACCCCTCTTTAATTCCGTTATGGACAGTCTCTACATCTGCACATAAAACAGGTTTCATTGATTGAAAAAGCTTTGGTTCTGCCTCAGTGGTTTGTTCTGCCACTGGTTCTTCGGGCGATGATATGTCTTTGGCTGCCGATATCTCAGTTGTTTGACAACCCATTAACAGAAACACCGCCATTATTGATACTAGGTGTTTCATTTTGGTTTCTCCACTCGCTGACCGCTTCTGTTAAAAGTTCTATGTAATCCTCTTTGTCTTTTATGAACTCTTGTACAGTGCCATCTTCTGTCACTGTAAGAATTACCACTTGTGGAATTTCTATGCCTGTTCTTTCTTCAAACATCTCAGCATAAGCTGTACCTTGGATGTAATAATTTTCATTCCAATCATCACTACGTTCCTTGGTAGATGTTTTAAAATCAATAACAGACGGAGTTCCCGAATAAAGAGAAATACAATCTGCACGGCCAGCTACCTTATATTTATCACTGTACAGGCCTGCTTCCTGTGCATAGATGTTATCTACATTGTCAAGAACTTTAGATTTCAATTCCTTGAACAAACAGTATGGTAGAAAATCTTTCTTGTGTTTTTCTTCATCAAAATCGTTGTTAAGATAATCCTCACACATATGGTGAACTTTGGTGCCTCTTGTCGCCGCTTTACGAGCGACATAGTTAGCAACATCATCACCAACACGTTTACGCCACTCAAACAGGCCTTCTTTCTTTCGAATAGACAAGACTGTAGTGATCGATGGATACTTGTTTCCATCAGGTGTTTCGTAGAGGCGTTTACCATCTACGTTTGTTGCTTTTACAGGGGGCAATTCCACTGGTTCATGATTAAACATATTTTGGGCCTAAATTAAAAGAGCCATCTGGAACCTGTATCAGATTACCCTTATTATCATATCTAATAACAGGTTCTTCAGTTATGGGAATAACTCTTTCCCATTTCTTTTCGTAACTTATCCTATTCTCCCAATATGGGGATAAAGGAGTTATCGGTTGTATCGGATCAATTATCATACATTCCTCATACGCTCGACTAACCGTCTTGCTCGATTTCTTACTTGATCGTACCATCTGCTGTTTACCATTTCATTTGCGGCACGACTCCAATCACCTTCCTCAACAGCTGCGTTCATGTTCTTAAACTTTGAAAGGCGGGTTCGTCCCATGTTGAACATCATATTTGCGAGGATCAACTGTACTTCCTCTGGTAGCCCACCAAAATCATCGTATAACTCATTACAGTCTGCGATAACACTTTTAACATCTTGATCAAACGCTTCATCACAGCGTTCTTCAGAAACTTTTGTTCCTACCCTTGATCCGTGCTCGGGGTCATCTTCTGTAATAAGATGGCCTATGCCGAAAGTTGGATAGCCAAGATGGTCTTTATAAATTTTGAGAACCTTGCCCTCATCAGCAGCAATTTCCTCACGAAGTATTTCTAAATTCATTACAGTTCTCCGTACTTTTTTTTAGTTTCATTATATCCGTCAATGACTGACATATTTTCATACGCTTCATTGCGATGAGGAGTTCTAGGATCATCAGCTTTATACTGACCCCTTTTATTTCTAGCTCGTTTTACACCTTTTTTCATTACACATCCTTTTCGTAATCTTCAGCAAGAGCGCCACAAATAGGACAATCTTCTGTAGGCGGCTCATCACCTTCATGTATGTGGCCGCAATCTGGACAAATCCATTTCATTATTCCATCCCTATACCCATTTTGGCTTTGTTAATTAAATAACTTCTAACAAAACCAGAGCGAACAATATCACCGATAGTAAATTCGCTACAGTTAAATTCTTCCATCTCCTCTAGGATTCGAAGGAAGTCATGTAAACCATTTCTCTCATTATGTTTGACTAAATCACTTTGATCAAAGTCACCACAAAATACAATTCTGGAGTCTTGGCCTACCCTAGTAATAATTGTGTCCAGTTCGTGAAAATTTAAATTCTGACATTCATCTACTATAATGATACTATTGTCAAATGTCAACCCCCTTAGAAAAGAAGTTGACAAAAAGAACAGCGAACCTTGGCCCTTCAATCGATCATATAGAGAATTAAACTGTTGTTCATTAGACATTTCAAACATGAACTGAACCATGTTCTGATACGGTACTTGATACAGTGCAGCCTTATCTTCTTCATCTCCTGGCAGAAAACCGATTTCTCTGGTAGGGATAAGAGAACGAACTAACACTACTTTATCATATTTGGTTTTTTGGTCAAATATATCTCTTAGTGCCAAATAAAGAGATACGAAGGTTTTACCAGTACCAGCTGCACCAAACAAAAATTGATTTTGTCCTTTTTTCCAAGTTTCGAAAACATTTTTCTGTGTATCAGTGATTGGTTTTACTGATACCATACTTGAAGAGTTAATTTCTTTGTTCTTTTTAGATGCCATAATAATTCCTCAAATTGACTGTGAGGGGGGTAGCCCTGCGGCGGGCATTCGGGGGCGCCTG